CGGAGTCTCTGTTGGTGATAACAAGCTTGATAAAGATGGCAACACTATCCCTGTGATGCAAGCAATAGACCAAGCTAAACTCGTACCATTGCTTTGTAAGACCATCTTAGAATTAGAAGCCCGAATTACCGCATTGGAGGCAGGATAATGAGCAAGGACAAGCTAACCGACTACGATTCCACCGCCTCCAATAACACGGATGTCGGCGGGATTTCGATAGCTGAAGGAATGTTGCCATCAGCGGTTAATAACGCGATCCGGGAGCAGATGAGCCATCAAAAAGAGGCTTTTGGTGCTGGCACTCCGCTATATGTAGACCAGACAAATAATCGGGTTGGCGTGGGAACTGCAAGTCCAGCAACAGATTTAGAAGTTGAAGCAACCACAACCAACGGCCTTGCTAGAATAGGTCAATTACAATTTAAAAATTCATCTGGTAATTTTACTGCAAGTTCTGACGGGGTTCATATATTTCCATTTTCTGATGGGAATGTTTATCACGACAATTACGACGGTGGCTTTGCATTTAGACCAAGCGGCACAGAAAGAGCGAGGATTACCGCTAATGGCATCACCTTCAACGGAGACACCGCTGCGGCCAATGCGCTGGACGATTATGAATTTGGCACTTGGAATCCAAGTGTAGGCGGTAATGCCACCTATAGTGCCACGAATTATGGCCGGTATGTAAAAGTTGGAAATATTGTAATGGCACAGTTTAATCTTGCGATCAATGTACTAGGAACTGGCAGCACCGCAAGCATTACAGGTCTACCATATACTAGTGAAAATATTGGCTGGGTTCAAACTGGGTCTGTTTCTTACTTTGCAAACCTAGCGACAGCCACTAATTTTATTGGTGTTTACATTAACAGCGGTAGCACACAAATAAACTTTGTGGGCAATACTGGTAGTGTAACAACAGTAACCCATAATGGCTTTGGATTGATAGGTAATAGCACACAAATTGCTTGCGGTTTAACATATCGAGCAGCATAACCTGATTGGATTATCAGGTCGGACAGTCCAGCCATAGGAGATAAAAATGGCAACACTTACAGAAGAAACAGTACAAGACAAAATTGAAATCGTAGGTGACTACAAGCACGTTCAAGTACGCACCGCAACGGTCATCAAGCGCGACGGCGTTGAGATTAGTCGTAGCTTTTCACGTCACGTTGTAGCACCTGACGCCGACACATCCAGCGAAAGCACAGAGGTGAAGGCCATCTGTGCGGCTGTACATACACAGGCTGTAAAAGATGCCTATGCAGCGCATCTGGCAGCACGATCGGCTGAGATGGGTGGCGGGGAGTAATGGCAAAGCACACAGTCATGTCTGTTCAATCCCAAATCGACTGAGGGTAAGTAATGAACGATGAAACAAAAGTTGTATTAGATGTTGCGGCTGGCACCGGCACAGTAGCCGCATATATGGCTATGGTGCCAGACTTTGTTGCCTTGTTTACCGGCGTGTGGGTGTTAATCCGCATTTGGGAGACCAAGACAGTTCAGAGGCTCTTAGGGAAAGATGTTTAAGGCTATTCTATTAGCTTGTGTTATAGGTTCTCCAACAGATTGCGTCGAATTTCACTCAATAATTTACTCAGAAACTAGGGAGGCTTGCCGTCGTCGGGCGTTTCAGATGGCAACGGATATTGGCGAAATAGTTAACCTGATGCCATCAAAATGGCGCTGTAAGAAACTGAAGGAAGGCGATCTGGCTAATGGACCCAATTACGATTTCAGCGGCAGTCGCCGGAGCCACAACCGCATTTAATTCTATAAAGCAAATGATAGCGGCTGGGAAAGACCTGGAGAGCTGCATTGGCGACGTGTCCCGCTGGATGCGTATGGCGTCTGATGTTGATAACGCCGCCAAGCAATCTAAAAACCCGCCGATATTTAAAAAGCTGTTTGCCGCCGGATCTGTCGAGGAAGAGGCTCTCGCCAGCTATGCTGCGAAAAAAAAGCTGGAAGCGCAGCGGCAGGAGTTGAAAACATTCTTGAATATGTCATACGGGCCGCAGGCTTGGGCTGACCTAATCAGGCTTGAAGGCAAGATAAGGCGGCAGCGGCAGGAAGCTATTTACAAACAGCAGGAGTTAAAGCGTCAAATTCTAGAGGGCATTGCAATCGCCATGCTCGCACTGTTATGTTTGGGGCTATTGGCCGCAATGTTTTGGTTTCTTAAACGTTGAGTGCCACAGTAACAGGGTTAATGGGAGAGTACATTGCTGCCGCAGCTATATTGTCGATTGGAACGCATAAAGTCGCTTTGGCGCAACAGGATCGTATCGATCTGGTGGCTTTCACTACAGATCACTTTCTGCGGGTTCAAGTTAAGACTGCGACGCTGCATGAGAGACAATATCGTAACGCCAGTTATCAATTCCAACTTGCTCACGGTAATAAAATTAAAACTATCCCAAACGAAAAGGACTTTGATATCTATGCTTTGGTTGCCGGTAATTCACAACACAGACGCTGCGTGTTCATGCCCACCAAATCGGTGTCGCAACGTACTAAACGCATGTCGCCATCGCGGTTTACTGTGGAAGCGGAAATTGAAAGCTGGCATAAAGCGGTTAATTATGTTTTGGAGATAAGACGATGAACATTGAAAAACTGCGCGAAGAGTTAATCTCTGACGAGGGAATGCGGTTAGATATATACAGGTGTACAGAAAATTTTTTGACTGTAGGCGTGGGCCATAAGATTGTGGCCGGTGACGCAGAACACGGTAAGCCGGAGGGCTACACGATCACTGAGCGTCGTATGAAGCAACTGTTTGAATTGGACGTGGCTGTAGTCCGCGAGGACTGTAACAGGCTCTATGAGGACTTCAGCGAGCTGCCCGAAGAGGCGCAAAGAATTATCGCGAACATGATGTTTAACCTCGGTTTGCCGACTATGAAAAAATTTCGGTCTATGCGGCGTTGCGTTAATGAGCGTAACTGGTCAGGGGCCGCTGACGAGATGGTCGACAGTAAGTGGTATGACCAGGTAACGAACCGCGCTAATCGTTTAGTCAAGAGGATGAGGGCACTGGCTGATGAGTGAGGAAAAAAAACCACTGACGATTGCAGTTGGAGAAAACAGCTTTGAGCTTGTACTCAGAATTTTGGGCAACGAGTTTGTGGCTATAAAAATAGGCTCAACAAATTTCAGCGGTAAGTTAATCGCTGGTGGTGTATTGCTTTTGTTTTTTACGTTTATGCTGATGGAAGTTTTTGGCTTATCCCGAATGTTAGGAGTTGAGTAATGCTAGGTGTATTAGGGAAAATATTAGGGTCGGGTGACGTTATCAGTCAGGGCATGAAGCTCATTGACGATATGCACACCTCTGATGAAGAAGCTATCGCGGCAAAGAGTAAGGCCCGCATCGACCTGATGACGGCCTACGCGCCATTCAAGATCGCACAACGCTATCTTGCGTTGATGTTTGGATTTACGTTTCTGGCTAGTTACGTAATTGTGTTGACAATGACTATCGCCGGAGAGGGTGACCCCGACGCGGTGACCAAAGTGATGGAACAGTTTAGCATCAATTATGCGATGATGATTATTCTGGGTTTCTATTTTGGTGCCGGTGCGCTGGAGAGCTTCCAGAACAAGAAAAAATAAGGGAGTGGATTTGGGGTGGTCTACTAAGACCGTAGGATTGACCCCCATCATGCGTGCATTAGAGGGTTCGCGCAGGTGGGTTCACCACCCCAAAACTCTTTTTACCGATAAAAATACTGATAGTCAAATCTATCGGCAGTTTGCATGTTTTCAAAAGTGACGTTGTAGCTTTTGTCATCGATGTGCGTGACCCTCCGCACCATAGCAGTCACGGGACGGCCATTTGGACCGTCCACTGTGACTAGGTCATCTTCTTTGAAACTTGGCTGTTTCATTTAATCCTCCTGTCTTCTGTGACCACCATCCAAGGACGGTTGCCCATTGTTGCCTCTGTCATTATCCGCTTTTCATCTGGCGGTATGTGATCGCGTTGCCAACCACCCTCAGTCCAATCAGCAGCAGCCATACCTTCTGACACTGTGCGGAACAAAACAGCCCATTCAGCGTCAGACAGGTTGATGCGAAGACCCTTCTTTAAGCGTGTTACTTTCATTTAATCCTCCAGCTTTGCTTTTGTTGGGCGCAAGAAAAACCCAAACTTTTGGTCGTCCTTGCTTGGCGTAATTGCCGCAGTAAATGAGGCACGCTTGCCCTTTAAGTCTGTACCGTCAAAAAACTGATGGTTAAGGAAAGTCTCAGTTTGCTCCTTCAATTTTTGCGGGATAGACCCCCAAACCTTAAAGCCACTATCGTCGCGCACCAGCATCTTCCACTGGCTGCCAAAAGCAGTTTCGCGGATGTCAACAGAAAGGATCACGCCAGTCACTTCTACGCGGCCCTCTGGGCAATCTGCGGCGGCTTCCCACTCAGCGTTGCGCTCGACTTCGCGCTTTTCTGCGCGTGCCATAGCCTTGCGAACAGCAGCCTCTTGGTTTTCTGTCAGCCTGCCCCACTCATGCAAGGCGTCGCGCATGTTGGCGATAAACTCACTGCCGCCAGCAGCCATCAGGCAAAAAGCCTCGATTTCCTTGCGTGTCTCGTCCTCGGCAATCCAGCGCTTGTTGCGCCCCGCAGTGGCGTTGGCCTTGATGTTTCTTTCGCGTCCGGCTTCCCAAGCCACTGGGTCCATAATGTCAGTCATTTCCGTCTCCCTCATTGCTACAATATAAACATAAGGTGATATCACAATAATATCAACCCCCACACACAAATAAAAAGACCCCCGCCGAAACGGGGGCCAAGGTGGATGCGCGGTAAGGGAGGGAAACCGCGCACCAACTACAGTAGCCTAAACGCTCTGGCCTTGCCAGCCACCTTTTCCGCTGCGCCGCGTTCAATAAGTCCGGTCATTAGACGGTGGACTTGTGACATGCTTTTCCCTGTTTTATCGGATAACTCGTTGATCGTCGGCGTGTAGCCATACCGGCGGGCATACCTGTCAATTACGTTCCGCAGCTCCGCCTGCGCTTTGGTTAACGGTACATTAATCATCGTCAAACACCTTTACAGTTAGGGTTGTCTGTCTTGCTATGCGGGCTGGCTTGGCGGCAGTTGTCTTGGCTGGCTGCGCTTTGAAGTTCCGCATGGGCCACTTGATAACGTGCCTCCGGTTGCCGATCAGGGCGACCGCCTCCTCATGCGACCCCATATGCTCCTTTAAGGCTGCCTCAGCCTCATCTATGTCGACCTCAGCAGCTTTCTTTGCGGCCTTCGCATTGACAAGCTGCTCGGCCCAGTCGACGTTCTCACCGGCCAGCTCAAGCGGCTCGGCACCGTCGTCCACTCTAGGATATGCGGTGTTACCGTCAGAGCTGGTCAGGACCGGATACCAGTCAATGTCGAACTTGCGGCGCTCAAAATCCTCGACAATGTCAACGATCTCGGCTTGTCGAGCCGCGTTGGCTTGGTAAAGGAATATCCTCAGCTCTACACCGCCGTACAAGACGCACACAGCGCCCCAAGTGCGTTTGGCGCACATAAGCTGCCCTTGGAGCTGCAACGGCCCTCTGTGGGGCGCTGGGGCGTCTTCTGGCCTACTGCTCGTTGCCTTGCTCTCCAACACTCCGACGCCGTCGACATAAACCGGACCCTCTGGGCAATAGATGCCCTTGGATGCGTCGGTCACGACCTCATGCCCAAGACCTCCGTCAGCCGTGCCGTCAAGAGACGCGGCAAACGGTATCTTGTCATGGAACAGCGCGTCGTGTTCCAGTTGCAGGTCGGTCAGACCAAGCCGCTCTGCCGCAATGGTCAGAATGATGGCCTCAAGGTGATTACCCCACTCGGTCGCCTCATTGCCGGTGAATGGGTCTGGATCAGGCTTGCCCTCAA